CTGCAATCATTTCTGGTTTCCAAGTCGGGTCAAGTTTGGCGTTTGCTCTTTGCAACTTGATACGCTTGCCCTTTCTTCCAATAACTGTGTAAGGGTTTGTATCTGTGTATAAAGTGATGTGCGCCTGATCGCCGACCTGAAAGTCTTTGTGATCGGCGGGAACTGTGTAAGGTCTGAACATTTGTTTGGTTGGTTTGTGAACAATTTAATTATAATATAATTAATTAAATTTTGTCAAGTAATAAAAAACCCCCATTTCTGGGGGCGATATTATTAAGAGCCTGCAAGTCTTCTTTGTCTTGTACTTGCAACCTGTCGACCTAGCCCTGCCCTTGCGCCTGCGCTACTGCCTGCGCGTGAACCTGAACCGCCTGAAGTGAATCCGCGACCTGTTCTTAAATTAGGATATTTTTGATCGCGTAAGGCAAGCGCTTTTGAATCTTCGATTTCATTCTTGCCGCGAACTCTAATCGCGCTTAGATTGATTCTTTTACCTTGCTTCATTTCGCGGCGTCCTTCTTTTTCTTCTTGTCTTTTGATTTTTCTAAGACGAGATTCAACCTTCCAAGCCCACGCTTTTCTAAAACTAGAATTGAATGTTGCATCGAATCCGCCGCGAACTCCTTTGCGTTCATCTTTCAAGGCGCGTTCACAAGCTTCAATTAAATATTCGGCGTAAAGATCAATTTGAATTTTGTTGCCTTTGGTCGCAAAGATGTCAAAATATTTGCCTTTGTAAGAATTGCCGATAACTAAACGGCCATTGAAAAAATTCACGCAAGCTGAAACAATGATCTGTTCATGTGGTTTGACTCTTCTAAAATGTTCAAATCCATTTGCGTCTTTCCAAGTCCAATTGATAGCTTCTTTCAAACTGGGGTCTTCGATACCTTCTTTAACTCTTTCTTCAAGTTGATTCAAAGTGATTCCGTACTTTTTAAGAAGTTGCTCAAGCTTTTGTTGCGCCGCAGCTTTTTCATTTTTGTTTGAACTAGAAGTCAGAGCTAAAAGTTTTGAAAGAAAAGAAAATGAATCTCTCATGTTGGTTTGATTTGTTTGTTTACGAATCAATTATAATATAATTAAATCAATTTGTCAACTTAGCGTTTTTTCTTATCTGTCCATTTAGTGAATAAACTGTCGGGTTGATCGGCCTTTGCTAAGAAGTTTCCATATAAATCATTGTTTAATATTTTCAAGCCATCTTTCTTTGTATAAGTAGCGACCTTTATTGCTTCGCCTGTTTTGTTCATATCGTAAAGTTCAAAGTCATCAAAAACATTTGCCCTGATAGCCTGCGGAACTACTTTTGAAACTTCCCTATGAACATTGCGAACATAAGTAGGCGGAACCAATCGCTTAGTCTTTATATATCTTTGATAGTTTCTTTCAAGTGCTGTTGCAATTTCCGCTGTCGCATATTTAGCCCTGACAGTCATTCCCCGATCAGTCATCATTTTAATTTTGCCTGATAAACTTTTCAGACTTCCGTCACCTGTACCATCAAGCATCGTATGATAACGCCTTTGGGCGCACTCCCTCATTAATCTTTTACTTATCCAACTGGATTCTTCGTGAACATATCCCGCCGCCGCTTCTGCTATCTTTCCGCCCTTTGCCTGCATTGCCTTAAATTCTGGTAAACGTTTTTTAATTTCATCAGAATCAATAACAACAGTTCCTTTTCTTAATGGTGACTTTTTCAACATGATTGATTTTCCTGAAGCCGATCCGCCGCCTGTCATATAAAAAATTGGATTCTTTTGTGCTTTTGGATTATTTTCTGCAATGATATCTTCAACGATTTGATCGTGTAATTTTTGACGTTCTGGCGTCCACTTTGTAAGGTTTGATGGTTCCGCCTTCTTTGCAAGAGATCCATCAGAATATCTTTGCCATGTATAAGGTGCGCTTTTTCTTTCTCGAACAACATCAGGAACTATTTTAATTTTATTTGCATTTTTTCCATAAGCTGTCTGAAGTTGCGCCAAAGTTTTTTCTGATCCATCAATCGAAGCAAATTTTCTTATAGCCTGATCGCCGCCAAATTTTTTAGATAATCTATCAAAAAATCTAACTTTACTTGCGCCAAGTGCTTTTGCTTTTACAGCGGGCGATTGTTTAGCGAGCCAAGTTCCATAACTCTCGCCTGCGGGTACCAGACCGCTTTCAGATGGCCTAAAACCTCTACGTCTAGGCGCTTCTATCTTACGACCAAAAACGCGGCTTAAATTCTCATAATCTATTTCGGCAACTGTTCTTGATCGACAATTAAAATGCTGTGGCGGCTCCGGCCCTTTTCCATATTCAAATACTTGTTGATCTAACAAACGACAACGGGAACTGGTTCTGCTGTCCAAGGTTGCCAAGTATCTATATTTTTTGGTTGCATCTGGGTTTGCTTTGTAAACCTGTTGCGCTGCGACATTGCTTACTTGATTTAAAGAAGTTCTGACAATAGTCATTACTTGATGATTAGCGGCTTTTGTAGCGTTACCGCCTGCCGCTGCAATTTGTCTTACATTGCCTTTTGAATTAAACCTTAATGAGCCTATTAATCTTGATCTGATTTGTTTTGTCGTATCGCCTGCTAATAATCCATCGCGGATTTCACGCCCTAATTTTTCAGCACTTTTATTTGTAATTCCGCGAAAAGATTTTCTGATTGATTCGCCATTTGGTAATTCAATTAACTCACCTTCTTTTGCAGTCAGCGAAAATTTTACGCCTGCCCCGCCTGCAATAGTATTCAATGAGTCGCTTAATATCTGAACATTTAATTGTGAAGCGCTTGTATTAACAACAGCCTTTGCAAATGCGGGTGTAACCTCGACAGTTCTTATTGATGATCTAATGCCTGCGGGTAATGCTTTTTCTAATTGATCCGTTGCAAATTCTGTTTGTAATTTTGCAACAGCTTCAGAAACAAGCTGCATATTTTTTGTCGATTTGACATCCCATTTTTTTAAACTTTCTTTTGTCTGAACTAACAAAGAACGTAAACGCGCAGCGGTATATTTAGGCTGATTAGCTTTTGGAAGGCGTTCTATGGCTTCTAATTTATCTACTGCCCTGATTATTATTCGATTATAAGATTGAACGATTTCACGCGATATTTTATTAGAAAATCTATTTAAATCTAAACTATTACGAAAATATTCTTCTGGTATTAATTCAGGATATGGAATAGATGCCCCAAGTTTGGAAACATCAGACGGAACACGTATCGGCGTTTGTGTCATTAATCGTCATCTTCTGGGTCTTCTGTTGGTTCATCTGGTTCAGCTTCGGGCGTTGGTTCATCTGTTTCGATCATGTCGCCTTTTTGTATTGATTCAATTTCCATTTCAATATCAAAATCATCACCGAGAATTTCCCCTTCTGCCAACTGTTTTAATAATGTTTCCTGAGATATAGCACCAGAACTCCAAAGACCTTGCATGGCCTGTATTTCTTGCGGTGCTAATTTCTGACCCAAGAAATCACGATTAACAAAGGCGTTTCCAATTTCTGAAATATTTAAATAATTAGCATGAAAAACAAGACAATTATCAATCATATCTTGCAATTGTTGAGCAACTATTTTCAAGGTTGAATCTCCTTGACTTCTTTGTATTTCCTGTGATTGTGCTGTTTCTGCGACAAGTTTCTGTCCAAGGATTGCAGCAAGTGCCAAAGTATTTATTTGATCTTCAATATTTTTTATTCTGTCGCGTTGATATTGAAAAGATTGCCCTTTAATCTCTACAAACTCAGCCCT